GTGTTGAACATTCCCATTGACGTATGGGAAGCAGTCGAAGATCAGGCCGCCGGTATGCTAGGAACTACACCGTCTGCTTTAGCTAAGAAACACATCTTGGACGGCCTAAATACCACTACAAAATCGGGCGCCGCTAAAGAAATAAAAAAAACCAATATAAAAAATAAACTAAAAAAACTATTAATTTGGGATAAGGGGCAAGAGGGTTCTTACTTCATCACGGATAAAAAAGAAATAGAGGGATTTTTTTATAGGTATGAAGTGGCGCATATTGATAGGGCTCTGATAGATCAGGTGTATATAGTGGATGACGGCACGGTAGATAGTGACCTGGAGTGGCTAGAGGAAAAGACGGCCGTGGCAAAGACCATAGAGAAACAGTGCGCAGAGAGGATAGCTGCGCAGTATGAGGAACAAAGGTTAGGCAAGCTGGTGAAGGGGCCAGTAGACCCACTGGACAAACCATAAGGAGGAGAACAAATGATAGAACCACGGGGCAAGATGGTCTTAATACGGCCAGAGAAGATACCAAACATAAGTGACCTGATAGTGATGGCAGAAGACACGGGGCTTAAACCACAGGCTAAAGGAGAGGTTCTAGCCATAGGACCAGACGTGTCACAGTATATAAGGGTAGGAGACACGGTGTACTTCGAAGCGTTCGACTGGACACGTGCCACAGAGGACACGATCATCATAGCGGAAGGGGAGATCATGGCGCGGGATGGTAGAAAAAATAGTTAATACAACCCCTTGACATGTGACAGGTTATATGCTAGTTTTAAACTATGGGTAAGTCTGTCCGTGACAAGTATATACATTACAGGACAAACCCGGACAACGACGAGAAATCAGACGCATTTTTCTGCACGTCGCACGGGATAGGTCTCGACGAGCTAAAGGAGATGTTCTTACACGACTCCAAGCTATCGAGAGACATATTGCATGCGCGCAGAGACAAGTACGCGACGAGGATGAACAAAATAGATGAAGCTTTATTTAAGGCCGCTGAGAGTGGAGACACTAAGGCGGCCGATTTGTTATATAGACGTTTTGACGGATGGAACCCGAAGATCGTCGAGGAGACGAACAACTATTACAACTTTGCTGACATGGTTAAGGGCATCAACAAGGTAACGCATATCAAGAGGGAGATGTAATGGCAAAAAAACCGCTAGAGATGTTTACGCGTAGAGAAGGAAATAAAGGTAACTTCGTTAAAGGTTCAATGGAGATGCCGACCAAAGGGTTTAGTGCTAGGAAAACTAAAGTTGGAAGAGGGATTGACGCAGCGAATAAGAAATCGGCTAAGGGTAAAAGTGTGTATAAATAATGGTAGCTGACTTTTCAAAACCTGGACCAAAACCAAAGCCGAGCGGACCCCTGGTAGTTATGAAAGGGGATATTCCAGATAAAGAGTTTAACAAGAAGGCTGAAGGGATGGTATCCCGTGGCACGCGCAAGACACGTCATGGAGTAGGGAGGAGAGCTAAGACGAATCCCACACCGGTGGAGAAGTCTAAGATAGGTACCAAAGCGTTCCGAGCGAAGATGAACAAGCAGCAGATTAAGCATAACCCTAAAGCGCCAGTCGTGCGCGAGGCACGTGCCCCAGGTTCGGGTATACCAAAACAAGGATTTACCAAGGCCCAGTTTACAAAGATATATGGAAAAGGTGGAACGACACGAGCGACAAGTAGCGGAGGAGGTAGCATAGGAGGGATGCTTACAACAGGTACTGGTACCTTTGGCATGTTTAAGCCTAGAAAATAATGGACGAACTCTCCCCAGCTGACGCTAAGAAGTTATGGAAACATTGCAAAGACAATCCTGTATACTTTTGTGAAGACGTACTTGGAGTAAAGCTCTGGGAGAAGCAAGAAGAGATCATTCTCAGTGTTAGGGATAACGCTAACACAGCAGTAGCATCGGGGCACGGGGTAGGGAAGACATTTATCTCAGCCTGTACAACTCTTTGGTTCTTGTGCTGTCATTACCAGTCAAGAGTCATAACTACTGCTCCAACCAATAGACAGGTGGAGAGTATTTTATGGGCTGAGATATGGAACCTGTATAACAACGCACGCGTACCGCTTGGGGGGAGGCTGCTGAAGACTTCCCTTAATATGGAGGAGAAATGGTTCGCTTTAGGATTATCAACAGATGACCCGGACAGGTTCGTTGGGCATCATGCAAAAGATTTGCTTCTGGTTATGGATGAGGCTCCCGGTGTCGATCCTAAGATCTATGAGGCCGCTCAGGGGATTCTTACTCAAGCACATAGCCGGGCGCTACTCATAGGAAACCCGACAGCAAGTTCGGGTCCGTTCTTTGATTGTTTCAAGAATAAGTTGTGGACGACGTTCCACATTAGCTGCTACGATTCGCCAGCAATACGGGATCCAGAGGCATATCCAACGCTCACCACGCAGAAGTGGATTGACGAACGTAAGGAAGCGTGGGGCGCAACCAGTCCTATCTTTCAGTCACGTGTGTTAGGAGAGTTCCCGTTGGAAGGAGAGGACACACTCATACCGCTTCATTGGTGTGAAGAGTCGGTTAAGCGATGGCATAAGAACAGGGACGTCAAAAGACTCAACACGCACGTGTTTCTAGGATTAGACGTAGCTCGGTACGGGACAAATAAGACGGTATTAACGGACTATCTGCCACCACGCGTTCGTGAGATTACAAAGATACAGAAAAAGTCTACAACAGAAGCAGTGAACTTGGTAATTCGAGCCGGAATATTGGCAGGGGCTAAGCTCCAACAGGTGACGGTTGACGACACAGGTGTCGGTGGAGGGGTGACTGACAGACTGAGGGACCTGAAATACCCGGTAATACCAATCAATTTCAGTCAGAAGCCTGCTGACCCGATGCACTTCCGTAGTATACGGGATGAGATATTCTGGTATCTGCGAGAATCGTTCAGAGCGAATGAGATAGAGATACCACCAAACGACGATTTGATCGCACAGTTATCGTCAGTTCGATACAAGGTAAACGCGCGTAACGGACGCATTGAGATTGAGACGAAGGATGACATGAAGAAAAGAGGAGTTGAATCCCCCGATGAGGCCGATTCTCTCGCTATCGCAGTTTACGGGGCACGCAGACACACAGGTACAATAAACTTTCGCCGGCAGACTCCGTCACGCAGGAACGAACCGGTTGATATGGTGTATTACTAAGGAGAAGAAATGGGGCGAGGACAGAAAGAAGAACAAAAGAACAAAGTTCCCCTTTTATCTAAGGTATTAGGTGGTCAAATAGGGGCCGGTAGATCACAAGGATTAACTCTAAAGCAAATGGCTGGCGCTGGAGGAGAGGCGATACAGGCTAATGCAACCAAGAAAATATTTGCTAAAGGAGCTTTTAAAGCTGGACTAAAAGGAGCGGGGGCCGGTGTTGCTGTTGTTACGGCTGCTCATGAGGGATATAAACTAGGAAGGAAGATTAAAAAGAAAACTGAGAATATGCACGAGAAGAAACTTAAATCACAACAGAACGAACAGTCCAAGAGCAAAGCACGACAGGCACAGATTAAATATGAACGTGGTGAATAATGCCATTCAAAAGTAAAAAACAAAGAGCATACTTATTCGCAAACGAGCCCGAGATAGCGAAACGTTGGGCTAAGAAGTATGGTACTAAGATTAAGAAGTCCGAACCCCCTAAAAAATCAAGGAAAAGTAATGGCTAATCGAGAGGTTAAAGACGAGGTACGTCCAGAGAATCCAGAGGATGAATCCACCGACGGTGGAGCTACGGATGAGACTAATGTGTTTAATCCGAATCTTTTAAAGATCGACGAGGAAACACAGAAAAATCTCGTCGCTATTATTAAAGAAGATTACGATAACGCTCTTCAGGCACGACAGAAGACTGACTGGGGTACGGATCGTTACGGATCTGGTGTAGACTTCGATACAAAGTTTGCAGGACTTATTGCTCTATACGAAGGTGACGACGAGCTACGCCCAGAGAGATGGATGTGTGGTAGGTCTCTGAAGATTGCTCAAGCGATCGTAGAGATGTTAGTTGCACGTTTGATTCCAGCAGTGTGGAACGAAGACCTTATTCGTTGGCGTCCCGTCGAGCATACGGATAAAGCACGGGTACAGTCAGTCAATAAGATTATGCCATGGGTATTTAACACATGGATGAAAATAGAAAAAGATGTATCTGAAATAGTACGTGCATGTATTATGTTAGGAACGGTTTACGTCGAGAGTTTCTGGGATGTCAAGAAAAAAGATTTAGACCAAGTCGAACAGACACCAGTTGTCGACGAGATGGGACAACCAGTTATGGATGAATCCACAGGAACACCACTATTAGTAGAAGAACGATTACTTAAGATAATGGAAAAACCTGCTGTTAAGATTATCCCCATTACTAAAATATTAGTCCAACCGGGATGCACAGATATACAAAAAGAGCCTCTTATAAAGCAAGAAGATTTTTATTACCATGAGCTTGAACAGTTAGCTAAAGATGGGTTAATGGAAAATATAACAGATATATTAAAAAACTCCGTCGACAAAACACTGGTATCAAAGTTTGGAGAACAGTTAGAGCAAGCAGAACATATAGCCGACGCAGATGCAAAGAGAAGAGCGCACGTAGTCGAGACTCTGATTTGGTACGGCAACTTTGATGCCGACAAAGACGGGTTTCCTGAAGAGATTTGTTGCATGATGGCGTTAAAGGAAGAACTTTATTTAAGAGCATTTAAAGTAGCGAGGATAAATCGTAAAGGTGAAAGACCAATTCGTCAAATTAATTTTGTTAATCGCATTCATAAGCTGCTTGGAATTGGTGTATTGGAACAGGTCAAACCACTTGCGGAAGAAATAGACGCTGTATTCCGACAAATCCAAGATGCTAACACACTATCAATTCTTAAGTGGGGGTTTTACGATCCTAATTCTGATTACTCCCCAGACGAGCATGTCGCAAAACCAAGAGCGATGTACCCAGTTACTAATCCATCGCAGAATGTATTCTTTCCAGATATGCAAGTTCCAACAGAAAGACTCTTAAATGCAATTCGATTGGTATTGGAATTCGTTGAACGACTCACAGCTGCTTCTAGTTTCGTCATGGGTAAAGAAGGAAATTTCTCTGGAGGTTCTGGAACAGCTACAAAGACAGCGGCCATTGTTACTTCCGCAGAACAGCGTTTTAACTTACCCACTTCTAATATTAGGAGAGGACTTGGAGTTGTATTAACAGATATATTCGATTTGTGTTTTATGAATATGCCGGCAGGACTAGAGAAGAGAATCTTAGGAGAGAATGATGAGCCGATATTTGAAACAACCGAAGCCGTTAGAGACGCGTTCATTCAAGAGATGGATGCTTATTTGTTACCTAACGCATCTTTCGGTGATGTTGGAACTGAGCGAGAACTTGCGATCATGTTATATGATAAGTTTGTCATTGGCGGGAACCCATTTATTGTGGGCAACCCAACAAAACTATGGAAGGCCACGGCAAACGTCTTCCAGGCATTCAAAGAGAACCCAGAAGAATGGATAGGTAAAGGTCCGACGGAGAAGTCGTCTAATGATCCACTAGATGAGCATACGATGATGAGAGAAGGTATGGTCATTCATGCGGAACCTCAAGAGAATCATCTTGAACATTTGATGCTTCATATGAAGTTATTGGATAGTCCTGACATTCTTTTGTGGAGTAAGGAAATGGTAGAAGTGCTACGGGCGCATATCCAGGAGCATCAACAGATGATGCAAATGATAATGAGTTTCCAACAGGGACAGGACAAAGGAGGGGGACTTGGCGACCAAAGCGGAAAACCAACAAAAGATGGCGGAGCATCTCCATCAGCTCCAGGGAAACCTGGTCTTTCAGGAAGTGCTAACCCAGCTGATGCAGCTGCGGCAAATCAAACGCAAGGAACAACGCTCGGCACTCCAGCAGTGCGATAGAAATGCGGTGTTTAGAGTAGAAGCAGAGATTAGCGGCATTGAGGAATTTTTTAAAGTGTACGAAGGACAAATGAAGGCGTTGGATAAACTAAGTGAAGACTCGCCCACGGTCTTCAAATACTAAACAAAGGTGGAGGTAGAAATGCTCATTGACAACGGAGACGAGGAAGAAGATATCATCTTAGATGATGATATATCGGACGAAGAGACAAATCCAGCTCAAGAGATTGAAGTTGATCTGGATGAAGAAGACGATGAAGAAGATACGCCAGCGAATAAAGCATTCGCAGCCATGCGCGTTGAAAACAGAGAGTTAAAGAGGACGGTGGACGAATTAAAGACTGCAGTAGAAGGAATTAATACTCGACCAGATGCAGCTCCTGCTACTAGCAGTATTATTGATTCTAATGATCCTCGTAATTGGTCAGAGGCACAGTGGGACGATCTAGCAAAGTCTGATTGGAAAAAGGCAGTTGACCTCAGATCGAAGCTGCAAGCAGAAGAAATAAATAGAGAAGTTACACATACAACAGAGTTCAACAGAGTTCTAGAAGAGTCAAAGCAAAAAGTATTAACAAGGCACCCAGAACTAAATAATCCGAATAGTGAAAAAGCAAAAGTATACAGAAACATTGTCGTAGCAAACCCAGAGTATACGAACCAGAAAAAAGGTCCGCTTTCAGCCATGTATGAAATGGAAGAGTACATGGAAAAGAATATGGGTTATAAAAGAGAAGAGATAATTAAAGCTGAGTTACAAGGAAGACAAGCAGAAGCAGCTAGAACAAACAGAGTACAGTTGACCTCTATATCCGGGCATAATTTAAGTGAAGGAAACAAAGTTACAATCACGAAGGACGAGATGGACTTCTGTAAACTTCAGGGCATTGACCCAAAAGTCTACGCCACAAACAAGAAAAAATTATCCGGAGCAGGTAAAGGAGGGGTCCAATTATGAGTACTAAGAAAAAGATTTCAGAGCCCGTCGTCGACACGGCTCCAGAAAATGTCCAAGAATCAAATGAGGTGCCTTCGGCAAGCCCTCAGCCAGCTCAGGTCTTATCGCAGCAAGATACGTTTGTGTCTGACTTAGTAAAAGAGCAGCCAAAAACGGTTGGTGAATTGCGGTCGATAACTGATCTGAAGATGCGTGATATTCTTGAGTTGCCAGAGGAATGTAAGAAGCTTTACAGAGTAAAGTATCGCTATAAATGGTTAGCGAAAAACAAAAATCTGGAAGCTACTTTGCGCAGCAGCATATGGGCGCTGTGCACACGGGATAATTCTCCGTATATCAAACCATTTCGCTTTAAGTCACATGGAGCGATAGAACAATCTGGTATGTTATTAGCATTTGCTACAGAAGATATGGGAGCAATGCGAGAGGCAGCACCAGCAAAGAAAAGCGCGGCTTTAGTGAAACACTATACTGAAGATCTTCCAAAACAGGAAGAGCGTGGGTTCTATCAACCAGACACTGCAGATGGTTCTGAAGAAGGAGAAGGAATCGAAATGGATTAAACTAAATAGGAGGGTTAAATGGCTAACACCAATTTTCCACGCGGCTTACAGCCGTACGGTAACCTCCTTCAGGTGACAGAATATACTCTGTCCTCAGCATATGCACAGGATCTTTTTATTGGCGATCCAGTTGCTGTTAATGGAACCAGTCGCGATGTAGTTATCGCAACGTCTGGTACCGGAAACGCAATTACAGGCGCAATCGTAGGTATTTACGATCTCAATAAAGTTCCTTTACAATACTGGGACAGTGGTCATGTAGGAATCGGCTACGTATTAGTAGCAGACGATCCTCGCCAGGTATTCATCGCTCAAGGAGACGGTGACACCTCCTATCTGGATGCAAACGATGCTAACGGCAACGTTAACTTAATTACTGGTGCGGGAAGCACTGTTAATTATCTTAGCGGCTGGGAGATCAATGATTCAGATACAGGTGGAGCAACAGCTGGAGATCAGATTCGTCTGATTCGGCCGGATCAAAGGGTGGATAATACAGTCGGCATTGCTAATGCTGATTGGTTATTCAGAATTAATAACCATACTGCAAACGCTGGTATTGTCGGCGTAGGCGTCTAACGGAGATAAACCATGAATAGATCACAGTTTAATAAAGCCGTGGTTCCTGGTTTGTTCTCTTTTATGTCCAGCTCCTTTACAGAGAATGCTCCGTATTGGAAAAAGTTGGTGACGATTAAACCGTCAAGGAGAGCCTACGAGGAATCCGCGTATTATGCAGGTCTGGGATTACTTCCAGAAAAACCAGAAGGTGAACCGATCAAGTATGACGATTTCATCCAAGGTCCTACAAAACGATGGGTGCACGTCACTCAAGCTTTGGGTGTTAGGATTACGGAAGAAATGATCGAGGACTCGCTGTATCCGGACATCCCAACAGAGATGTCGGATATGACCAAGGAATTGGGACGGTCCGCTCGTGAAACAATGGAAATCATTGTGCATGATATGTACAATGGAACCACTAAGACTGCTGGTGACGGCGTTGCTGTATTTAGCGCTTCTCATACGAAGCTTGGTGGGGGGACCTGGTCTAACTTGTTGAGCCCAGCTGCTGACTTGTCTACGGCGTCTTTACGTCAAGCAATCACGCAGATTGAGACGACAACGGATGACAGGCAGAAACAACAGGTCATCAAGCCTAGGTACTTACTTGTTGCACCTGACGGTGAATGGACCGCAAGGGAAATTCTTAACTCTTCGTACGATCCTGAGAGCGCTAATAACGCTATCAATCCGTTGCAGAGCCGTAACCTTCAGCTAATCGTAGACCCGTATCTAACTGATACAGATACTTGGTTCTTGTTAGCTGAGAAAAACCCTATTATTACGTTCATGAGACGTGGGGTCAAATTCGCTAAAGATGGCGATTTTGAGACAGGCGATGCTAAGTTCAAAACTAGCTTCCGTATGTCTACTGAAGTTAATTATCCTATGGGCTTGTTAAAGGCTCCAGGGGCTTAACGTGTTAAACGTAGCGGGGAGCTTAAACGCTCCCCGCTATCTGTCACAAGAAGCTAAGGTCCAGCGCAAATCTGGACGGCAGATAGAAAGGAACAGATGCCTATAACTAGATTCCCTAATGGGGTAGGAGTAAATGACGATAATTGTATTTCAGGGACAAGTTTGATCCTTGATGGAAACACGATCACAGCAGCAGAGATTGCTGCTCTAGGAGGCACGGGGCTCGATGCAACAGAACTCGGAATCCTCGACGGAGCAA